CTCTTCAAACGAATCAGCTGTATTAATTTTATTGTATGTATCAAATAGGTTTTGAGTGTCTTCTATGAAGTCTTCCCAACCTTTTGTAGCCATAGTGCTAAATCTATTTTCATAGTAATCTTGTAATTCTCGTTCCATCTATTGCCTTTTTAATAAAAGTAGTGTATAATGAGAGTTTATATAACAATTATAGCATAGAAATCTTACTTTGTCAAGGGTTTATTACTTGAACTCATTTGTTGCTTGACAATCTCTAGGTTTTGATCCATATCAGCTTCTTTAAGCATTAATTCAGCTATTTTAACCCTTCTATCAAACTCAGCAGCGATTTTATCGTCTTGGTTTGGTAGGTTTGTAGAGATAGCAGTCATCAATTTAGCTTGCGTTTCTTGTGGTTTAGTTTGTATATCAACCACATTTTTAGCTGCAATAGTCTTATTAACCTGTACTTCTGACATAGTTTTCTCAACTTTAGATTGTGCATCTTGCATTTGAAGTTGAATTGCCATTTGTTGCATTTGTTGTTGTTGTGGATTAGGAGCAGTTGCTTGAGCAATTTGCTGTAGCAATCCATTCTTATTAGGAAGACTTGAGTTAGCAATCACACCTTGGATAAGGATTGGTGTAATAGGATTATCTGAGCCAAGAGTTTTAAGTAGGTTAATAATTTGAAGTTGTTCTACTTCTCTTGCTAACATACCTAGTGTTGAAGAAGGAATAAATTTCCAGTCTTTAACTGGGAACTCTTCAGGATTAAACTGCATAAATCTCCAAGCTGCCTTCTCAATAAATGGAATGAGGAATTGATCTTGGAAGTTTACTAATGTGCGTTTATTTTTCTTGAGGATGCTAGAAAGCGTTACAGATAATTCACCACCAGCAGGTTGTGACTGCATAGATGCTGAATCTAATGTACCTGTAGCCTGTAAGAGCATTGTTTCGAATGCTTGAGCAGTCTGAATGTTCCCACCATCTGTTTGACCAAACTTAAATGGCATAAGAATCTCAGATGGATTACCATTAGTAAGCACACTCTTACCAGGACGAATTTCAAACTTAGATCCTCTAGGTAAACGAGTTGCATCCATACCCATCATAGGTACAGTTGTAAGTGCTAGTGAGTCAAGATGGCTACGAAGTTGAGCATCAATAGCTTTTTGCATATTGTAGCCCTTCTCTGCAACACCCCTGCCCCAAAATCTATTAGGCACTGTATCATCTTGGTAAGCTATAACTGGACGATCCTTCATCATATAAGGACTGCGTTCAGCTTTTAATAGTTTGCTATCATTACCAATAACAATAATAGCTTCTACTAAATCACCATACTCTTCCATAAGGTCAGACTTCTCATCTTCACCTGTACCTAAGATGTCAACAATCTCATCTTCTTTAGCATCAAGTAAAGCAGCAGGTACTAAACCATAGTAACGAATAAGTTTAATCTTATCATCATTATATTCTTCATCTAAGAAAGAAGCTTCTAAATCAGGATCAGGTGTTGAATCATCTTCAATATCAGTATCTCTATAAACTCCTGATTTAACTCCCTCAGCTACTTTATGTGCTGATACAAATTCTTCAATAGCTACACCAAGTGCATCATCAATAGATGTTGCTGTTGGATCAATAAGAAAGTTTTGTGGAGAGATTGGTTTTAATGATACAACTACAGATTCTTTTTCTTCAACACCAACTGCTACTGCATCTACTTCAGGCATCTGTCTAGTTGCAGGAACAAGTTCTTTAATTTTCTTAGTAGTGATCTCACCAATACCAGTACCATAGATAGAAGCTAAAAGAGTAATATCTCCAACTGCTTTACGGATCTTATTCTTTTTAAATTTCTCTTTCATGTAGGCTTAAAGAAACTCTACATCACTAGGATCTTTAACCATCATGTCATCATCAATATCAAATAGATGGTCGCCTTGACCAAAGATGGCTTCTTCAATGTCAGCTGTATGGTTCTCAATAGCTTGTTGTAAAGCTGGGGATGTAATACGGCTTCGTTCTGTATCTCTTAGACGATCTTCAGCAGCCCACTCACCTCTCCAAAGTCTTTCGAATTCTTTCCAATCTTCAAGATAATTAGTATCCCTGTGGAGTCTCCAATCCTCAACATATTCCATTACCCAATCAACTAATTTATTTGCCATTTGGTTTCCTTTTAATAGCCAGTTATTTTGTCTAAAACTTGATATTCTTCATCTTCATAATCCTGGAAGTACTCTACTATTTGAATCTGATCTATGTATGCTAAAGCATCCACCAAGTCATCATGAAGCAAATGATTAGGAAAATTAACAAGCTGATCGATAAACTCATTGTTCCATTCTCCCATGTTAAGTGTAACTTTTCCATGTTCAAATCTACCTTGTAAAGCCCATACGATACGATCAGTTTTCTTTTGGTTTCCATGAGTAACATCATCTATTCTAAAATAGTGATTATTCCTTCTCATTAAATCTAATAGGTAAGGAAGTGCAGCATTCTTTAAGCTACCCTTTTCAATACCAACAGCAACTGGTTCATACTTTATCACTGTCTTAATAATTTGTTCGCAGGTTTCTTTAATATCCCAGCGACCATGAATAATATCTGCTACCCACCATCCACCTTCGTGAACTTTAACTACTGCTATAGCTGTTTCATCCAGTTTGCTATTCTTGTTACCTGACTCTTTATCGACATTAATAAAACCAGCCAAGTCAACTGTGATAAAATAACGACCATCATCAGGTTCTTCTTCATCAATCTTTATCCAATCTTCTTTAAATATATCTCTGCTGGCAGCTTCAAATGATGCTAGAAACTCTTGCCTAAAAGCAAAGCTGGACATTGATTGTTTAGCAGCTTCAATTTCTTTTGCAGGGATTAAGGGGTTATCATAAGATGAGTAATGGAAACCTTTCCACTCTACATCTTTACCACTCTCTGCGTATTTATATAGTTCATAAAAGTGATTACGACCTTTAGGAGTTCCTATGAACATAGCTCCACCTTGTACATCGGCTAGAGCTGGTCGAAGGATTTGTTCCCAAACATTTGGTTTAATGTCTGCGTACTCATCAATTACTACGAATGCTAGTCCAACACCACGAAGTGTGTCAGGTCTATCTGCACCTTTTAAGAAAATCTTTCTTCCATTTACCAGTGTAAGGATAGAAGTATTTTCATGTGCAGCTGCTATTACTTCATGCCCTAGTTCCTTTAATAACCCCCAAAGAATATCTTTAGCTTGTTGGTAGGTTGGAGCAACATAGAACACATCTTTACTTTTACTTTTTAACGCTTCAATGAGAAGCATCCATGCAGCTAATCGACTCTTACCAAAGCGTCGCCCTGCAGCTACAACTTTAAACCTTGTCTTGTCATTAAAAACTTCTAGCTGCTTATCATGCAGCTTTACCTGTAAATTAGCCAATTAGAATTGTTTAATATAATTTAACATCAAAGATTTTTGTTCAGGAGACAATTGTTCAAACTTAGCTTGGAAAGTATTTGGACCTGAGGAATAAGAAGCGTCAATGCCAGTAGCTTTAAAATCTCCCATACCTTGCTTAGGCATATAGTAACCTTGACCAGAGACTCCAACATTAAGATTGGCATTATTCATAGGAATATCTATTCCCACTCTTCCACCAGCCCCCATCCCTAACGACCCACCTCCACCACCAATAGACAAATCAAGTCTAGGTTTAGGAATGATAGCGTAAGGGGTAAACTTATCTTCTATGCTCATGTCTTCGTTATTGTCCATCTTGTTCGATTTCCTCGTAGTCGGCTTCTTGAATTTCTTCTTCACTAGAATGTATCACTGTCTCACCCACACCCATAATCTGAATGCTAATATGATTGTTCTTACCTTTTACTTTTTCTAAATAGTCAGCTGGGAGGATACGATCCATCACAATCTTTAAGCAAGCCATCTGATCGTCATCTGTATCATCGAGTGCTTTGAAGAGCACCTTCTCAACAATGTACTTACTTTCTCTTCCTAGCATCTCTGCTAAGATCTCTTGTGCTCTTGCTTTTTTAGAAACTGGGAGAATGGCATCACTCTTCCGTTTCTTAATGATTTTATTCTTTTTGTATTCGATGGGTTCTAAACCCTGTTCCATCCGTTCTTTATTCAAACGAACTAAAGCTGGTCTTCCAGCACCAGGTCTTCTACCACCCCTCTTTGGTTGGGGAGTATCAGGAGTAGCCTCTGCTACGACTATTTCAATATCCACTGGTTTAAACTCTTCTGTCATTCTTTGCCCTTACGGAGAAAATAGTTACATCTATATAACAATTATATCATAAGAATAATAGAAAGTCAAGTACTTTATGAAGAATCTTTCTTTGCCTGTCAAAGAAGCTTATTAAGAAACTACAGGTAAATTTTCATTCATTTAGAAGATTTATAGATTCTGAATGAAAACAAAGATT